CATGCTTCGTCTAGAGCGTTTTCGCAGTCAACCAAGACCACATAGATACCTTGCTCTTGTGCGTTCTTGATAATGTTGCCCGAGCAGATATAACTCTTGCCTGCACCAGATTCACCAGCAAACACTGTGACCTTGCCTAATGGAATACCTCGATCAAAGAATCCTGAGATTAGGTAGTTCAGTGCAAAGTTGCCTGTGCTTACCCAGTCTGTGGGGTCATTGAAGCCAATGCTGAGTCCTTCAATGCTTTTTGTAATTTCCTTGCGGAACTTGCTTACGTCAAATGCTTTTGCCATGCTTACCCTTAGTGTAAAATTATTTGTGCTCGATTGTTGTCTCGAGAATTTCTATATAACATTTTTCTATATTCGAACAGTTTGTTTTCTAGATCTACTATGTTTGCAATTGGTATTTGTTCAGCAACTAGTTTGATACCGTTCCCACTGGCCCAGGCCTGTGCTTCTCTACTAAACGGAATAGTCTCAGGCATCTCCAACCCCACCTGGAACGCAAATTCCAAAGTCTCATAGTTATAGTGATCTGGACATTCTAATTTAGTATCAAAAAATCTAAACTTATTATAATACTGCCTGCCCACATATGTATAGCCAAACGAGAAATTTACTTTGTCGTTGTTTGTGATCATGGTGTTTAGAAATGGATTGTTGAACACTTGCCATTTTTCATCTGCTTTAAACTCCAACTGTGTAAAACCCCTTTCGAGGTTGTGGACTCCTAAGTTTATTTCTCGATACGGGTAGAGGTATCCTAACTTTTCCATTGCTGGTGCAGTTTTGATTATTCGTTCAGTATCTGGGTATAATTCATGTAGTATATTACCTAGACGAGCCCGAGATGCAACACTACTAAATCTTAGATCATCGATATTGATATCATGATAGTGGGAAAATACCCAATCAGAATGTAACTTGTTAAGAAATCGTTGATCTAAATAATTTTCAAGATCTGTATGTTGTTTAAAATTGTCACTCACAAGATCGTATAGTACTTCATTGGTCTTTGAAATGGCCCAGTGTAGGTGGGTAATTTTCTTGTCAAGATTTTTATAAAGTTCCTGATCATTGGTAAACGAGTTTTGTGATTTTTTGTTGGTTTGTTCAACAAAAAATTCAAACAGTTCGTGATTATACACTACCTCAAAAGGCAGAGTATCTCCAGATTTATCAAACACCAAAGAAAATTTCATAATAGATAAAAAAGCAAGCACCTTTCGGTGCTTGCACTTTTTGATTACTTCTGTTGACGACTACGAATCATGGCCAAAATGTCTTCGGCTTTCTGTGCTGGTTTTGGTGCAGCAACAGGTTCAGCAGCAAAAGATTTTTCTGCCGTAGCAACATCTTCGTCAAAGTCTGCAACAGGTGCAGGTGCTGGACGTGCTGCTGGTGCAGGAGCATCTTCAGCGGCTGTGCCAGCAGGTGCGTTGACACCAGCAGGGCGGAAGTACTGACCCCAACGCTCTGTGTCGTAAGGTTGTCCATCTACACTGGCTTCAAACATTTCCTTGATCACCTTGAGCTCAACTGCGCTGGGCTTCTTGGGCAAGAATGTGCTGAGATCATACAAACCATGTGTGGCCACAGCAGCTTGTTCAGCTTCGGTCAGGGCTGATTCTTTACGAGCCCACTTGGATGTGTTGTAGTCTGCGTATCCACCTTTAGATGTTTTAGCAATGCGGAAATCCAAGCCACGCAACATGTCAGTTGGCAATTCTTCCAACTCAGGATCCATCAAGGCACCCTTGATCAAGGTAAACAACTGAGGTCCAATGATGAACTTGCGAATGGGATTGTCCGGTGTTTTGTCGTCGCCAATGGGATTCTCACGTACAAAGCCCTGGAAAATGTAACTGCGCTTTTTCCAGTACTTGCGACCCATGTCTTCAAGACTCTTGTCCTTGAACCAGGTGCGTACTTCTGCCAAGATTGGGCAGGCATCGCCCCACATCTCAACGCATGGTACTTGAACCATGACTTGTTTGGAATCCATCTCACCTTTGACGCCATTGAATGGCAGTCGAATCATTGCTCGCTCTGCCCAAAAGAATGTGTTTTTTGTGTTACCGTCTGGCAGGAAACGAAGTACAGCTTCTTTGCCTTCTTCCATGTTCCAGTGAGGGTAAATTGATTTGTCGCCGCCTCCGGTAGATTGCCCACCTTTGTTGCTGTCTGCGGCCTGTAGCCGTGCGCGGATTTCTGCTAGTGATGCCATATTGTGTTGCCTTTCTTGTGCGTTAATATGATTTTAAAAATTTAAGATCTACTTAAATGTTGCCTACAAGTTATTATAACACAGCTTGTCTGTGTTTCCTACCACCAAAGGTAGCGAACTTTGCCTATCTAGTTGCTTACGGAAGGGCATGCCACTACACGCCCTTCTTTGTTTTATTTATGTTATTTGAGAAAAGCCAGCGATTTTATCCTTGCTAAATCAGATTCATACATGCCTGTGTAGTCATCTTCATTAACTGGTGCTGCCGGTGCTCGAGGAACCAGGCTACGGAACATAGCAGTGCCCTGTGCAGTAAGTGGGCCACCATGTAGCCCGTCACGTTCTTGTCCTGCTTTGTTATACCATTTACCGTCAGGTCTTTGTGTTAGTGGTTCTTTTGTTTGAAAGTCTTTAGGAACATATGGTTCAGATGACGCCGCCGGTTCGGATGCAGAAACAGTTTGGGTGCCGCCTGCTGCTCTTCTGGCCAACTCTGCCTTGGCCTGGTCTTGACTAATCATCCAGCGGCCCGGGGCGCCAGATGCTGCCTTTTGCAAGTAAGCATCGCCAAAACTTTCGCCTGATTCAGATAGTTTAAGTGAAGCCAGAGATTTTATTCTGGCCAAATCAGATTCATACATGCCTGTGTCCGGATCTTCTTTTACAACACCCGGTTTCTGTGCTTGAAATGCTGCGAATTTTGTTGGGTCGACGCCGCGGGCCGCAGCAATTGCAGTGGTCGGCAGCAAGGCATTGGGATCAGCTTTGGGATCAGTAGGAGTTGCTGTTGTGGTACGAATACCTGTAACATGATCTTGTTCAGCACCAAACTTGCCAACACCTGAATCGTAACCTACTGTGGATTTGAGTGGGCGACCTTGTGCATCTACTTTGTTTGTGGCCTGCAAGGGTCCTTGTTGATAGTCTGTAGTTTTGGTACCATCAGCATGCTGTGTTTGTTGCACACCTGCAAAGCGTGGACTCACGTTATCTTCTGCAACCGGAGCAGCAGGTGCTGCTGGTGCAGCAGGTGCAGCAGGAGGTGCTGCTGGTTCAGGTGCAGGTGCAGGTGCAGGTGCAGCGGCTGCTTCTAAATTTTGAGCTAGTTCAGCAATCTCGGTAAATTCATCTCGATTGCGATCAATCCAGGCCATGACCAAGGGAACAGCATCTGCATCAGGATCTTCTTCGGCCAGTTCTTCCAATTGATCAAACAAGTTATCGTCGCCAATGTAGTCACCTAGCACATCTTTGGCATCAGCAGCATCTGGGCCAACTGGATGCGGTTCACTCAGCCACATCTTGAGCTGATCCATTTTTTCCGGAGTGTCCGGCAAGGCCCAGGTACCTTCTACCAGGTTGTTGGCCCAGGATTCGAATATGTCTGCTTCTTTCATGATTTGTGCTTCCCGTTGTATCTTTGCCAGCATGGGCAAGGCTGATTCTATTCTAGGATCAATTCGTGTTTCTGTAAACAAGCCCTTGAGATCTTCCACCACCATGTCAGTTTCTGAAATCTCAGCTGGCTTCCAAGATTCAAAATACTGTGCGTATCCGCGATGGTGTGCAATGTTCTTGAGATTACGATTGAGATTGTGATAGTATTCGTTGGTTTCTGTGATCAAGTCAGCAGCAGCACCTTCAAACACACGACCTTGATGTGCTCTGCGAAACTGACCCAGTGTGGTAATTTGACTCACTGTTTCACTAATGTGTTGTCCACGAAAATCATAAGGGTTGCCGCCTTGACGCACATGTTCCAGCATGGCTCGTCCACCAGACAACTTGCGGAATGGCAGTCTAAAGCGTTCGCCCAGGGCTGTTTCAATAAACAAACTTTCCACATAGCGGAAACGAGCATCGTTCTCGTCCAGCACCTTTGAATGTTTAATCATGAGTCTGGCTTCGGTTGCCAGTCCTGAATAGCTAATTTTACGTGTGCCATAAAAGCTCTCTGTCAGGGCTGCTTGTCCTGCAATAGCATACTTGAGCCGGCTCATGTTTTCCAGGCTGAATCCACCACGCACCTTGCTAGTACGGATGGCAAAATTTTTCAATTGTTCCAGGAAGCCTGAGTTATCAGTATCTGGGTCGCCGTACCAGGCCAGTTTGTCTTCTGGGTCCATGGTACGACCAAGGTTGTCTCCAAAGTACACTGTCATGCCACCTGATTGATCCAGCAGGATCACCATGGTTCCGTAGTTTTTGCCAGTGGGCCCAATCCAATCAAAACTAAACATGTCTGCTTCGTTTGTGTCAGGTACGCCGCGACTGTTCACTGCTGGTTTACCAGTCCGGGTACTGAGTGCATTGACGTCAAAATCACGTGTGATTAACAGATCGTTGAGTTCGCTTGAGATTGAATTTTGTGCCATAAAGTATTTACCTCAACGCACCATAGAAATGAACGGGAAGGGTTCTATG